GGGATTAACAACTTGGCTATTGTTTTGGTTAAACATGCCAAAGATGAGGAGCATATGTTCCATGGTCTGGGGACCCCAGAGGAAGTTAAGATCCGGTCTGAGTGGGTGGATGCGCAGATTAAGGCCCAAGGCTTGCGTAACAACATGATGACTAAGGTTGCTGAATCTTCTGTGACGTGGGCGGTAATCATATTCTTGGGGTTTACACTGAAGGCAATTGTTGAGTATGCCTACACTCTGATTAGAGCAAAGGTTGGGTGAGATGACATTACTTGAAGACTGGAAAGCAATATTAAAGAAGGCATGGTCAGTACGACTTGCCCTCATTGCGGCACTATTCTCGGGACTTCAAACAATTCTTCCAATACTTGATCCCGGCTATAAATCAATATGGTTTGCTGTGTTGTCGTTCATTGCGGCGGGCGGGGCGGTTGCCTCACGAATCATTGCTCAACCTGACACGCTACCTCAAGGTACAGGGGAGATTGATGGATAGCCGACAGCGCAAAGGTATTGCAGCCCTTGTATTATCCGCTGCCGCGTTAGTTGGAATCATGAAGATGGAAGGCTTCACTGAAGAGGCGGTGATTCCAGTAAAGGGGGATGTACCCACAATAGGGTATGGCTCGACGAAAGGGGTAAAGCTTGGTGACACAATCACTGAGCCGGAAGCAAGGTCACGCATCAAGCGGGAAGTGCGAGATGAGTTTGAAGCAGGGATTCAGAGGTGTGCAGGAGATGTACTGGTAACACAAGGGGAGTACGACAGTTTGATCTCCCTTGCGTATAACGTGGGGTTCAAGAAGGTCTGTAACTCCACAATGATGCAGCGGTTCAAGCAGGGCAGGTACGCTGAGGGATGTGAGCAGATTAAACATTGGACGTTCTATCAGGGGAAGAACTGCAGGCTACCGCAGTATAGGCGGCTGTGTGGGGGCCTAGTTACCCGACGGGATAAAGAGTACGCGATGTGCATGGGAGAAGCAGGATGAGTTTTCTACTGTTGAATTGGAAGCTGATTGTCATTGGGGTTCTGGTAGCAGCAACAGGCTTAATGACCAATCTGTACGTAGGCAAACGGGATGAACTCATTGCTTTTACAGCGCAGGTGAAGCAGGCGGGCGAAGCCCAGAAGGTTGAAACACAGAAGAGAGAAGTTCAATTCAAGGAAACACTAAAGGTCATAAAGGATCAATATGAAAATACCATCCCTGAAATTCGGGCTAATGCTGTTACCAATTACTTGGCTGCTCACAGCGTGCGCAACCCAAGTCCCCGTAGCCGCCCCGTGCCCAAAACTTCCCGCAGTGTCCAAGTGGATGACGGTGCCCAGCGCGAATGCATACCTGACGACACCTTTATCGAAAACGCCGCCGAAGACGCAAGAAAACTCGAAGCCTGGCAAGACTGGGCCAAACTAAACGGCGTCCCAGTAGAACAATAAGGAGCAACAATGATCTCACAATACGAACTTTGGGCAGGGACAGAGCAGAGTCTTGAGGCTTACAACGCAGCAGTCACTCGGGCTGAGTTGAAAGCGGATGGTATGCAGTGGCAGCAGTCTGACCCGGAAGCGCTCCCTCATCTACTGGATATTCAGGGTGACGTTGGGATCATCTCCATCAAGGGATCGCTCACGAACGATGACTCGTTCATGTCAATGTTGAGGGGCGCCACAAGCTACAACGATATACGGCATGCGGTTGTTGCTGCAGCGACCAACCCAGACGTGAAAGCCATTCTCCTGGATATTGATTCAGGCGGCGGTGCGGTTAATGGTGTCATGGACACATCCAAGCTGATTCGGATGGTGCATGACAACTTGAAGCCGGTAACGGCCTATGGAAGCGGCTCTTTGTACTCCGGCGCGTACTGGTTGGGGATGGCTGCGGGTAGCGTATATGCTGGGGAGACAACGGGGGTTGGGTCCATTGGGGTTATTGCGGCACACATGGAGAGGAGCAAGCAACTCAGGGATGCGGGGATTGGGGTGACAGTACTTCGTGCAGGGAAGTACAAAGCCCTTGCTGGTCCGTTCGAGAAGCTGAGCGACGAGGCCAAAGCGGGCTTGCAAAAGTCCCTTGACGCAGTCTATGGAGTCTTTGTAGAACAGGTCTCAGCAATGCGTGGTTATTCTACAGAATACGTCGACAAGATGATGGCTCAAGGGCGCGAGTTCATCGGGGAGGAGGCCGTAGGCCCTGGCTTGGTAGATGGGATTACTTCATTCGATGCGCTTCTGTCCAAGGTTCAAGCCCAAACTGTTGACAAGACACAAAAACTAAAGCAAGATTCATACCATAACCAGATCAAAGAGGCGAATATGAAAAAACGAGTGCTCACCGAGAGCATAATTACGGCTCTTGCAGAAGGGGCAGTCCAGGTTGAAGAAGTCCAAGGTCAATCTAATGCAGGAGAAGCTGCTGCCATCGTTACTGCTGAAGTTGCAGAGCCTGAAGCCATTACTGCTGAAGTCTCCGTGGCTTCCGAGGTTCCCGCAGAGGAGCCAAAAGTTGAAGTAGTTGCTGAGGTCAAGCCGGACGCGGGTATCGTTGCTTATTTGCAAGGTCAGGTTGCTGAAAAAGACAAGGCACTTCTTGCTGCCAACGTCGAACTTTCCAATATTCGCAAAGACCATGCTGACTTTACAGCGGTTGTTGGCGGACTCATTGAAGTCGTTGGTAACTCGATGACCAATATGTCAGTTGCTCTTGACGGCGGAAAGATTGATGTGACGGGCATGGCCCCAATCGCAATCCTCGCTGAGCACAAGCGGCTGAGTGAGCAGTTCAAATCCAAATTCAAGGCGGGCGGCGTGGGTGCAGTGGATGCCGCCGATGTTTCGGCTGAGCCTGTCAAGGTTGATCCCTTGTACATGCAACGGCTTGCCTCGGTTCGTTCCACTGTAAAAGCCAAATAACTAGGAGATAAATTATGGCCAAGTTTCAAATGAAGGAGCGCATTCCTACTTCCGCCAAGACCGCACGTTTGGCTGAAGGCACGGACGCCGCCAATGCAACGCCAGCTACGCTGGTAGCGAATAACCACTCGGATGCGGAAGTTGGCAAGATTGTCAAAGTCCTTGGTGAGTCTCGGTATGGCTTGGCTGCTGCTGGTAATCAGATTGAAGGGTTTGTCTCTTCGGTTGAATCGGCTACGGCTGATGGTTTCACCATCGGTTCAGTGATTGGCACGGTGGGTAACTATAAAGAGGTGACTTTCGACGGCCTCCAGGCTACTCCGGGTACGGGTACGATTGCCATTGGCGACCGTGTCGTTACGGGCACCGTCGTCGCCAAGGGTACGGCTCTTACTGGTCCGGCGCGAGTTACCAAGGCCACTACCCAAACGGGTATGGACTTCGTGTGGCAAGTTGTTTCATTGGGCTCAGCGGGCACGGGTGCGGTTAGCACTACCGGCGTCATCGAGCGCATTTCTTAATCGTTTGGCCCAAAGAGGAGAACTATAAATGGCCGCATTCATTGACGACACTGGTAATACCCAGCAACTTCCACTCGACGTGTCTATGTACCGTCAGGCTGCTGACAATCAGATGTCCTTCGAGCAGTTCATTAACCGCCAGTATCCGGCATCGGTACATGGCAATACCTTCGATCAACTGCTTGCCTCAGAGGGCATCTTCTGCCGCCCTAACCGTAACATCGGTTTGCGTGCCGCCAATATGGACGAAGTCCTGAATGGCCGCTCACGTATGGAAGCTGGCGTCGTGGTTAAGGAAGCGGTCCCCGCTTCGCGTATCCTTGCCCCGGCTGCTATCCTTTCAGCGGTTGAGGACAAGATCCTTGCTGATCTTGAGATGAACCCGATGGCGTTTGACAGCATGATCGCCCTTGATGAGGCCATCAACAATGATCGCTGGGAGCGTGCAATCCTTAACTTCTCGAAGCCGGAAGCCGCACGCAGTGCTGTGATTGGCCAGCTTGCTCTGCCAGCATCCATGCTGACGATCACTGCTTCGCAAGTCACCCGTGCAATTCCTACCCGCTCTATCGGTATGGAAGTGTCCGACCAAGCGCTGAAAGCAACTTCACTGGATCTCGTGACTCTTGCCTTGGCTCGCCAACGTGCGACTGAGCGTAATGAGCGCACCAATGAGTTCCTCCTATCGCTGCTTAACGGTGATGTGGATATTGGCATGGTGGCCCTGAGTACGATTGCCAACAAGGTTGTGAAGGCTAGTGTATATGATAGCTCAATCGTGGCAGCAGGCGTGCTTACCCAGAAGGCATGGATGGCCTATCTGATCAAGAACGCAACTCGTCGCACGATTACCCATGTTGTTACTGACATCGCAGGCGCTCTGGCTATCGAGCAGCGTACCGGCAAGCCAGTGATCACTGGGGATAACCCGAACTCGCCGCGTGTCAATACCGAGATGTCGGTAGTCAATCCGCTGTGGCCAGCAAATGTCCGTATCTTCATCACCACGGATACGAATTGGCCTGCCAACACGATCCTGGGCTTTGACGCCGGATATGGTATCCACCGGGTTACGAGTACCTGGGCATCGTATGAGTCGGTCGAGCAGTTTGTTCTAAAAAGAAGCACGGCAATGCGCTTCGATTCCGGCGAAGTGGTTGAGCGCCTGTTCGATGACGCATTCGACGTACTCACGCTCATACCTTAAACCATAGGCTAAGGTATGAATTAACGGACCCCCACAAGGGGTCCGTTTTTTTTTTTACTCTACCAACAACCAACTTGGTAAGTCTAGCCCGATGTCTTCAAGGTATGCTTTCACTAACGCTTCTGGTTTTTCAAGGGCTCTATTACAGATTTTGCGGTGGGCACTTTTTATGTTATTCGATGAGTCTAGAAAGTCTGGGGTGAGCGCAAATTTTCTAACTCCGATGTTGAATCCAATAATGTGACTGTGCTGTAGTGGGTTTTCTAATGATGGGGGACCCCCACACACAGCACACGTTAGTGTGTGTTTCTGTTTTATGTAACGTACTGGCATGCGGCGCATATAAGTCCTCCACTCATCTTGGGTCAGGAATACTCTTCCGTCGAATCCACTCATTTGCTCTGCTCAAGGAGAGCAGACATGGCATAGCGAATAGCCTGTGCTACTGAGATATCGTGATGCTTTGCATACTCCTCAATGCGGAGTTTCAATATAGGGGTGCAGTGGAATATTATCCGGGAAGATTTTAGTGTCATTTATAGCTCCAGTAAGTTATTAACAATATATAGAACCTATATAGCATCTGTCAAGGTATAGATTTTGCTTGCTCTCTGTGTTAAATTGTCTTTACTTAATAAGAGGCGTACAAATGGCCAGACAGAAAGCTATTTTCGACGAGCCCAAAGTTGAGATTCGGGTAAAGGTCGTACAAGGCCTTGCCATGATTGACCCCCTTACGGGCACGACTTACACCACGTCCCCAACCTTGGTGGTTCAGCCATCAGTGTGGGTTGATACTCATTTGGAACTCGGTAATCTCATAAGGGTTTAGCATGGCAGCGGTCCTGACCTACACAACCTATGAGGATGTGCGCGCAGTCCTCGGAATATCTGATGATGAATTAGAGGATGCCGCACTTGATTTAGGGGTGTATGCAGGAGACTTGTATCTAGCCCTTACTGAGATTAGCGAGGACCTCCCCGCACTTTACGTTACGAAGAAGGCCATTGCTGAGGAGAGTCGTACTGCGGATGAGCAGAAGTTCGTGCTGCTTGTGTCAAGGTTTGCTACTTATCAGGTAGCCCTCCAATCCGGTGCGGCGATCCTGATGGGCGCTCAGAAGATCACGGATGGCAAAGCGGAGATGGCCCGCTTCACGTCATCACCTTACAGAGACTTGCTGGATCGGGTTGAAGCAGAGTATGCCCGTGTTCGCAGACTGCTGGAGGATATCTTCGCTACGCTGACGGGCGGGGACACAGTGGCTAACCCAGCAGCCACCCTGCTTGTTGGTGCGAAGCCAGCAGTTGATCGAGTAACAAACGCATGAAGTTGAGTAAGGTTGCCGGGTACTTCGACAACCTCGTTGGGCAGGATGCCTATGGCACAGCCACGTTTCTTTGCCAGTTTGAGCCACTAGCCTACTCCAAAATTGATGGGGTCGCTGTACGCAAGCGCCAGATATCCACCGTTGAGGGCGTAACGATGCCTGCTCGGGGGGCTATCCTTATTGATGGGGATGTCTACTTGGTAGGGCACCCTGCCCCTGATTACTGGATGGGTGCAGTAATTCGCAACACGCATGTAATCCAGGGCACGGATGGTCTCGCGGACCTTACCAGTATTGCGGATGCTTTGGTGTCTGCCCCTGCTGTATCAGCCTATGCCGCCTTGGTATTCAGCAGGTATTTGCCGGATAATGCAGACTCCAGCAAGTATCCACCACAGTACCAAGTGTTTCTTGCGGGGACTGAGAGTGCGCCAGCCAACACCCTCATCCTACTGAATGGGGTGTGGTTCCTGGTCAAGGAATCCTACATCTCTACGTCAGGACTACGCATAGCCCTTGCTAATGTACTTGACGAGCCAGCGTTTGGAATGGCTACCTTGCAGACAGAGACTTATGATGTGGCCACAGACAGCTATACATCAATCCCTACTAGCCTCACGGTACTGCGGGTTAAGTGGACTGAGCACTTTAACTACTTGAGCAAGGCGTCGGAGACTTACGAACGAGGGGATCAGCAGCTATTCTTGCCGATGACCGTAACCCCTAAAGAGTCGGATACGTTGGACTTCCCAGATGGGACATGGCGTATCCTTGCCGTGCAGGATGAAACTACTCATTGGTCGTGCCATGCGCGTAGAGATTAAAGGAATTGATAGCTTCATGCGGAGCATCGACACGTGGGTAGGCCGTGTCGAGAAGGGCGTGGCGGAAGCCGCTATGGGCCTTGCTCATGAGGCGTTTAATGAAATCCTTGAGAACGCACCACAGAACTCAGGTGACTTCGTAGCCAATACCAAAGTATCCAAAGGGACCATAAACCCTTCCTTCACGCCCTTCGCTCTCAATGCGAAGGTGAATCAGTATAGTCAAGGAAGTAGCCCGGCTCAGGCTTATGCAAAGTCAAGGGCCTCGTGGGTACCCGGAAAACTGGGGGAGGCTGTGTTCATTCATAGCACGGCCCAACACGATGAACCCTATTCTTGGAAGATTGAAAGTGGCCAGATCAAGCTACGCCCTGTGAATGCTGGCGCGTCTCATATTTATGAGCGAGCTTATCGACATACACAGCGTATGTATAGAAATATATACAGGGTTCAGATGGACGCGCTGACAAAGGCCGGGCGATGACTACCTACGTACAAGTGCGGGATACCTTGGCCACCCTTGTCAATACGGCATGGACGACCCAGTATCCTTCAGTTGCTATCTTCCATGAGAATACAAAGCAAATCCCCCTGGATACGGTGGGTAAGAATTTCCTACTTGTACTTGTTGAGTTTGAGGACACCTTCCGAACGAGTGTGGATCTTAACCCAATCAGTGAGTCGCATGGGGTTATTAGACTACGCTTGTTTGCCAAGGAAGGATCAGGCGTGCGTACCGCGCTTGGCATGAAGGACTATCTGACGAACGCCTTGAAGTATCAGGTTACAGGGGGCATTACACTCGACTGCCCCACCCCAGGGCGTAGCGAAGATCGGGATGGATGGACATCGATGGACCTCATCGTTCCGTTTCAGTTCTGGCAGTGACGTAAACCCTTGACTTTAGAGCCAAGTTAAGCAAGAATCGTACCAAGTACCAAAGGAGCGCCAAAGAGCGCTAAGATAACTACTACAAAGGAACATTCAATGTCTATTACCCTCTCTACTGGCGTTATCCTTCAAGTTGCCAAAACCTATGCATCTTCACTGTCCTTCTCAGCTATCTCCAACGCAACTCAGGCTGTCTGCACTGTGACAGGTTCAACGATTGTGGCAGGGGATTACGTTGAAGTAAGTTCTGGTTGGGGCCTACTGGACAAGCGTGTTTGCCGGGCTTATACGGGTTCAAACGCGACCTCGCTTATCCTTGAAGGGATTGATACCACAGATACATCGAAGTACCCGGCGACCACAGGAGCTGGGTCTGTCCGTAAAATCTCAGTATGGACCGATATGTCGCAGATCAAGTCGGTGACGGCTTCAGGCGGTACGCAGAACTATGCTGACATTACCTCTATTGTTGATGTTGTCGAGCGCAAGATTCCGACGACCCGCTCCGCAATCGACATGACTATCGACTGCTACGATGACCCTACGTTGGCTTGGTACGCTGACGTGAGCGTTGCCGATGCTGCGCGTACCCCCTATGGGTTACTGATGAAGTTTCCGAACGGATCGAAGCTGGCTGCTAATGCCTACTGGTCGTTGCTGAAGGTTCCGACGATGGCTGTTAATGAGGCCCTGATGACGCAGATCAGTTTGTCCTACGCCGCAGAGCCGGTTCGCTACGCCAGCTAAGACTGAGTTCTTCTAACCAGCCTGGTGACGGGCGTGCGGCTTCCCCCGATTCCCGCACAGGTTAGAGAACACTTATTGAATCGGGGACCATTAAGAATTGGGGAATGAGTATGTTTAAGCTACAGCCGAATCCAACCTTCAAGGTTGACGTTACGATCCCGCGCCCAGAGGGTGATGGGACTATCAAGTTTGAGTTCAAGCACAAAGGGCGCAAGGCTCTGAAGGAGTTCTATGACTCCATTGGGGAGGGCGACAGCAGCAGGCCCGACCTGGACGTGGTCCTTGACTTGGTTGCTGGGTGGAGTGGGGTGGATGTTCCGTTCTCTCCTGAAGCGTTGGACGACCTACTCGATAATTACCCAGGCTCTACCGGGGCGATCTTCGAGGCGTACCGCAAAGGCTTGGTGGAGGGTAAGCAAAAAAACTAATAGCTCTGGCGGAGCGGATGTACGATCCCGGTCCGTCAGATGCTGAGTTAATGGCAATTGGCATACGTCGTGAAGACGTAGTGAACAACGATGTACAAGAAATATGGCCAGAGAATTATGAGCCGTTTCAGTTGTTCTCTGAGGTTAGTTCGCAGTGGCGTGTAGGCTACGCCGGGCGAACAAGCTTGGATTACAATGTAATCTTCACCCTAATGGGCCTTAAGGGGGTTAAGAAAAAGAAGCAACTAATTCTGATCGAGGCCATTAAGACACTGGAGAGGTCAGCCCTTGAACGCATGTATAGAGATTAATGGGGGCACACAGTGATCGAAGGCGCAGCTACCTTATTCCTTCAGGTCGATACCACTAAAGCCAATCTGGCCATACAGGAACTCAGGACGGCCCTCCAGACCATCCCCAACATCCAGCTAAAGGTGCAGACGGGGGAGGCGGCTCAGCAGTTAAAGACGCTTAATTCGGAACTTTCGAGCCTATCCAGGATTACAGGAGCAACTAGCGCTGCGCAAGGTAAATCTATTGATTCAGTTAAGCGCAAATTTGAAGAGTTAGGTGTAGCAACTAGAGCAAGCGCAGGCCACCAAGCCCACTGGAATACTGTGGCCAACGAGGGCCACGCAGCTATACGTGGCCTCTCTGGTTCGCTTGGCGCCCTCTGGCTGACCTATGGGTCGCTTGTCCCACTACTTGCTGGTGCCGCATTAGCTGGTTCTTTGAAGAGCATCTTCACAATCGGTAAGGACCTTGAGTATCAGTTCGCTATTGTGAGCGCGATCTCTAATGGTGCCACGGTTGATATGAAGGAGTTCAACCAAGCTGTAGCTGGCTCACAGTTCACACCGACAGAAGCTGCACAGGGCTTGCGCGTATTGGCCCAAGCAGGCCTTGAAGTTAATGAGGCTACTGCGGCGCTACCCTCAGTATTGAGGTTGGCTACGATTGGCGAGACGGATATGGGTACTGCCGCCTTAGCCTCTACTGCCATCATGCATGGCTTCGGCCTCGCTGTCAGCGACTTCGGCCATATCGGGGATGTGTTTGGAAAGGCTGCGGCCATATCAGCAACCTCTGTGACCGAGATGATGGCTGCGATGAGGCAAGCTACCCTCATCTCAAACCTTTACGGGGTCTCACTTGAGGAGACTGCGGGGGCACTGGCCACCCTCGCTAATCGTGGCATTGAAGGTTCCGCAGCCGGTACAGCAATAACCAACATGACCCGTGAGTTATCCGCTCCGGTGAGTGACCGTGCTGTAAAAGTTCTTGAGCAGTATGGGATCAAAGCCCACAACTTGGATGGGTCAGCAAAGACGCTGACTGAGGACTTGATGCAGTTGCGGGATGTAACCGTGACGATGTCCAAGAGGGCGGAAGCGGATTTCCTTGGCTCTATCTTTAATAACCGAAGTGTCAAGGCGGTAGGAATTCTGCTGCATGACATGGATAAGTTCAAGAAGACGATTGAGGATCTTAAGAAATCATCTGAGGGGTTAGGCTTCACAACAGAAGCAGCCATCACGCTAAGCTTGTCACCTGAAGGAATGCTGAAGACATTGAAGAGTGACTTTGAGCGGGTGATGGATGAAATATTCCAGAGCGTCGAGCCACAAATCAAGACATTCATCAAGTCGATATCCTCCTTGGTTAACTCAAAGGAGTTCAAAGAATTCTTCGAGGATGTATCCACGTCTGTAGCATCCCTTACTCAGGCATTCCTTGAGAACATTGGGGCTATCAAGAATCTAGCTATTGCCTATGCTGCGTTTAAGGGCTTCACGATTCTGCAAGCGGGTATTGCAGGTTTGGGGCCAGCATTTAATGGTCTTAGTGCCGCATTTACAAAAAGTGCGGCCACGTTAGGTGCATTTGGGGGGGCTGGAGCAGTAGCGGGTAGGTTAGTTGGATTATCCCTAGCAGCCCTTCTTAACCCAGTTACGCTGGTAACAACAGCTATTGGTATCCTTACATATGCGGCGTTTAAAGTGTACGACGCTATCAATGGGGTGACTGATGCCCAGAAGAAGGCTATAGAAGTTGCCCGAGGATACGCAAGTGCTAATGATACGATAGTTGAATCTCTCGACCGGGGGATTGAAGTCCTTGATACGAACATCGCTAAGTTGAGGAAGCAGATTGATTTGATGCATCAAGGTATTGGTGCCGCTGACGCGCTTAAGCAGGCAACAGCGGAAGCACCCATAGATGCTGCGAATGCTAATGCCAAGAAAGCGGAAGCTGCTTATGCTGAGGCTCAACAAAAGTTAGCTGGTATTAAGGGGAGGAAGCTAGAGGCAGGAATCCCACTTTTTGACTACTTTGATAAAGAGTATAACGGGGCACTGGAGCAGGTTAAGGCGGCCCATGAGGCCATGGTAACGGCTAAGGATGACGTTAACAAGGCGATTGCCCGAGTAACCGAAGCTGGAAACTTGTCTCAAGTGCAAGCGCAGCTACAGCAGAATGTTACTCTTTCTCAGGAGGCTGAGAAACTTAATAAGGATTTGCTTGAAATTCAGGAGCGGGGACAGACTGCGCGGGAAGCATTGCAGAAGAAAGGACTTAGTAAAGAAGTTCAGGCAACTCTTCAAGAGCAGGTGAAGCAGGCAGAACTTGCCAAGAAGCTAACCCCTGTACCTGTAGGGGTTAAGGGGGATGAGGCTATTCCCCTTGCTAACAAGGTAGATAATACTATTCTCCAAAAGGAGATAGATAAATTAAAGAACGATTCATTCAAGCGCCCAGGCAGGGAGGATAACCCTCATGGGCTTATCCAAGAAAAGAAGGATGCCAAGACCATACTCAAGGATACCCTCTCGTCCAAGCTCAAGCAGGAACAGATTATCCTCTCGACTCAGCTTCTTGACCTTGATGTCAAGGTGGCTGCGCAGCAGCTTAGCTCTGTGGATGCAACTGAGCAGAAGAACGCAGCAACGCTTGCTGAACTGAATACTGAGCGCGACCTTATAAAGTCCTACATTGAGAAGGCCCAAGCCTTAGGCTTCACTGTTGAGAAAGAGAAGTTCATCAACGACCTTGCAGAGAACTCAGAGAAGTTACGCAAGCAAGAGGCTCAGTCGCTGCTTGATATGACCAAGGCCCGTACAGCAGATAGCAATGCCCTTGATAACATCGCCCTCTCTACATCCCGCTACCTTGAAGACCTTGGCCGGGAGCGTGAGGAATTGGGCAAGACGACGCTTGAAGTTACTAAGCTCCGTATTGAGCGCGAGCGCTTACGTGCTGTAGAAGATATAAAAATCCAGGAGAATCGTAAAGAGATTACACCTGTTGTTGCTGATGCCCAGATAGCGGCTGAAGAGCAGAAGGCTGCCGCCAAGAAGGCAGATGAGGAGTATCGTGCATCCTTTGTCGGAGGGTGGCAGAAGGCAACGGATGAGTACATCAAGACGACGGATGATGCCGCTACAACCGCCGCTGACTTGTTCAAGAAGGCAACGACCTCAATGGAGGACGCCCTTGTCGAACTCACCCTGACCGGCAAGCTAAGCTTCAAGAGCCTTGCAGACTCCATTATTGGCGACATCGTTCGCATGAGTTCCAAGATGCTTGTCAGTGATCTATTCAAGATGATTGGTTTTGGCGGCAACCCTCTCGTGGCTCAAGCGAACTCCGCACCGGGAGACGCCTTGGAGAATCTCTTCAAGCTTCTTCCTAATGCCAAAGGTAATGTATTTAATTCCTCGTCATTGTCAAACTACAGCAACAATGTTTACAATACACCGAAGGTATTTGCGTTCGCCAAGGGCGCCGGGGTTTTTGGTGAAGCTGGTCCGGAGGCCATCATGCCACTTACCCGAGATGCCAAAGGTAGGCTGGGCGTGCGTGCATCCAACGATGGCCAGATGCAGGCGAAGGATAGTGGGCATACAGTCATCGTCAATATCCATGGTAATAATAC